CTTCGTAACCGGAGTAGCTGTTCGTGTTGTTCGAAGTGGCGTCGTTATACATGATCTCTTGAAGGATCACGTTACCACCGGAGAACGTCTTGACGTTCCCCCGCTCCTTCAGACGACGCAGAAGGGCGTTGTTGTTGGTCACGTTATCAGCGAGTTCACCGCTGCGGCTTTGGATATTCGTCGCAATGATGTCGCTGACTGCGGAATTGGCGAAAGCCATCGGCTTGCCTCCTTATCAGGGTTTCATCAAAGACGGTCTGCGAAGTCGTTGAATTGCGACATCAGCATGGACCGCCTGTCTTGCGCGTTGGTAGCCGTTGGAACCCTGGGTGTAGAAGTCCTAACGCTCACCGCTGCTGCCTTGGCAGACTTTGCAGCCTGATCGGCTGCCTTTCGCTTTGCGGCTTCCGCAGCGGCTTGTTGGCTCTGCTGGACCCGTTCAAAGAGGTCATTGTCAAGACGGAGCGCCTTTTCATAGGCGTCCTGGAGAGTGCTTGCCACGCCGCTCTGTAGGAGCGTAATCATCGTGGGCTTTGCGTCCTCAAAGAATTCCGCTTTGGACGAGAATTCTTCGATCTCAGCTTGAAGCGACTCATTCTTAGCCGCTTCTTGCTGCTGTTTCCACCCCACAAGTTCATTCTTGATGCTATAAAGCTCAGATTGAAGTTGCGAGACGTAGGGATCAGCCGGGTATTCTTGTTGGAATCCCTCTGCATCTCCCAGGTTGACGCCGTATTGTTGCGCCAATTGGTTGAGGTATGCCCGCTTCTGTTGCGGGTTGCCATACCTAAGATTGTGGTCTGCATCCATTAGCCCGCTTATGGCCGTGGGAAGGTCCACGCCGAGTTGCTGGATGGTCTGCATGTAAGGCTCTGCGGCCTTCTGCATCTGTTCGGCAAATTGAGCCTTGGTCTTGAGAGGCTCAATGCCAGCGCGGGTTTCGTCCTCGCGCTGCCAAATGTATTCCCGCACCTTTGGATCAACGGATTCCCACGCGTCGTGGTAGTCCTTTTTCCAACTGGAGGGCGGCTTGGCCCAAATCTTGGGCTCTTCGGGCTCTGGTTCGGGATCGTCGGGGACTTGAGATTCTACGGGCTGCGGCGCTTCAGGCGCGGTCTCCACTTCCGAAAATTGCTGTGCCAGGAGTTCCCGGCGGTCGGTGGCTTCTTCGGTAGCTTGCTCTTGGGTGTCCATTCGCAATCTCAAATGCCTTTCTTTAGCTGCTTGAGAATCTTGTTTGCCTGATTGTCAGACATGTCGCCAAGCTGCTTGGCGATTATTTCGCGCCGATTTGTCTTTGGCGCAACTATTTTCGTCTCCATCTTCTCGTTTCCGACTTCGACGCAGTTGTGCCGCTTGAGCAATTCACGGTGTTCCGACCGGCTGCTAATCATGCGCCCGTCGATCATGTTCTGATATGGGTCGATGTCGCGGATGACCATTGGACGCCCAAGGTCGGACTCTTTAGGGGCCTGATAGTCGTCACGCAAATAAACCAGTTCCTCGCCCTCGTATTCGGCAAGCAGGCCCTTTTTGTCGAAAACAGCACGGTATCTCATAGCAGCAACAGGATTTCCTCGTCGTCCATGTCAATGTAGGCGTTCCACAGACGCTCAATAGCGTCGGCGCTTTGCATGATCTTGTCGATATCCAGGCGCGGGGCTACAGGCTTTGCGGCCTTTGTTTGTTGAGGCTCCGGGTCGGCATATTGCGCGATCAGTTCCTCAATGACCGGCGAACGGCCTTCGACCAGAACCTCATACGCATTAATGATGTCGCGCTTGCGCTTCTTGCGTTCGTCTCGTTCACGCTTGAACTTGCGCGGTAGGTAGTCGCCATCGTGGGTGTCGTCCACGATGATGGGCGTGCCTGAGAACGTCAGATTTGCGTTGTTTCCGGCATACGAATAGACGCCGCCGTCCGCCAGCAGCACAAACGCGCCAGCGGTCGTATAAGTCAGGTTGGCATTGTTGCCATTGTATGAGTAGGTGCCGCCGTTAGCCGCTAAGGCCCGGTTAACCAGCAAATTGGCATTGTTGCCGCTGTAACTGTAAGTCCCGCCGTCCGCTACGAGCGTGAAGGCCCCAGCGGTTGTATAAGTCAGCGTAGCATTGTTGCCACTGTAGCTATAAACGCCGCCGTCAGCGGACAAGACATAGTTGCCGCTGCTACTACTTTGAAGCAGCGTCAGAAGGGTCATGGATTAGCTCCAGTCGGGGCGGTCGTATTGGCCCGGACGCTTGCCCTCATCACGCTCAAGCGACTTTTCACAATGATTGGGGTCGATCCAATCCAGCATGGCGCACAGGACGCAGCCCACAAACCGACCGCGCCGCTTGTCCTTGGCAATCCGGCTGCTGATCGTTTCGTCCTCATCCCCGCCAAAAATAACGTTCAGGAGTTGATCGACGGCCACGAACAGACGCCTGAAATAAGTCAGGATGGGCCTACCAGGGATAAACGTCTTGGGAGTCTCAAACTCTTTCATGGCGCTTGGTTCCGAAGGATTTTGGCGGCGCGTCCAGGGGCAAGAATTCCCATTGCTTCTAGCGCCGGGAGTCCGTTAAGGATGTCTGGATCATCTAGCCGGACAACCGGCGCATGGCTCAGTTTATATTGATAAACGGCAACTATTGGATTGGTTTTAGCCTCTTCAAGCAAATCTGCAATTTCCTCGTCCGTAAACAGTCGCAAAAAGTCGATTTTGTTTAGTTCCACGCTGGATTGATCGGATGAATCAGAAACGCGAGCCAGCACAACGGCAACGCACGCCTCCGCCTCTTCTTGAGTCATGGGCTCGTCGCCGGGTTTATCCGGGTGATATTCTTGCCGGATAATAGGCCAGCCGTTCTCAAGGATGGCGTAAGCCCACCGGGTGCCGACCTGATAGACTTCGGGCGTAAACATTAGATCAGCACCATCCGCTGAAGTTGCGAAGAGGTGTTGGACAGGTAGGTGATGAAACGGAGCGCCTTGCCGTTGGTCGGGTCGTAATACTGGTCGAACAGCAGGCGAGCGCCGGAAATAGCCGTGGACTGAGTGATGTTGTTGGTCGTAAGCGGGATCATCTCGTTCTTCGCCACGTTGAACATGAAGAAGCGCCCCGTGGCGTCCTTCTGCCCGTAGATTGTGCCGTTCCAGTCAGCCCAGGTTGAGCCGGTCGTGAAGGTATCCGAACCCACATAGGTGATGCCCGAATACCAAGTGTTCGCCGCGATGTCGTAAACGTCGAGGGTGCTGGCGCCCGCAGCCCGGAACGAGTAGATAAAGCGCCCGTTCTGCCGCAAAGCGCCACCGGGGCCACCCGCAGAGCCTACACCGTTCCACGCGATGTCAGGGACGTTGGCGATCCAGCTACCAGACGTTCCCGCGCCCGCAGCGCCACCGCGAGCCGCGCCGGGGCTGATGGTCGCCCAGGTGTTGCCGCTGATGCTGTATTTGAACAGCGTGACCGCCGCACCACCGAGGAACCAGAAGGCGTTGTCGTCGGGCTCAATGACGTAGCGGGTCGTGGCGTCAAAAGCGGTTGTAACCGCGCCAAAGGTCAACTGCGAGGTCGTGTTGGCCGTGATGACCGACACTTGACCCGCCCCGGTTCCGGCCACGGCACGGACCTGTTGACCAATCCACTGGGAGGCCGTCCAGGGGGTGCCAGAACCCGCCGTGATGGTGGTCGTGGAGCCTGCGGAGGCAACGTCCGACCAGAGCCCGCTGATCTCGTATTCGCTGGTCGCATCAGGTGCCGTGCCCCACGCCGCGTCAACCGTCAGGATGGTGGCGGTGTTGGAGACGACATAGCGATACTGGCCCGCGCCGGTTCCGCTGATGATGGCTACCATGCGCCTGGCAAAGCCGTTCACTTCCCAAGAGCGCGTGGCGTCGGTGAGGGTCGAGGCCGCGCCCGCCGAAGCCGTCCCGAGTTCGACCACGGTTTCCTTCGCCGGGGTGCCGATCAGGCAGCCCTCGTTGGCCGTGATGGCGGGGCCGGAAGCTACAGAGCGCGAGGTCCAGGCGTTCGTGGCGTAGTCGTAGTAGTTGAAGCCGCTGGTCGCGCCGGGGACGTAAAGCCAGAAGCGGCCCGTCAACAGTTGGATGACGCTGGTATTGTCAAAGGCGGCGGCATAGGTGTCCACCGTGCTGAACACGGCATTTGCCCCAACGGCGTTGGCGCGGATGAAGCCTTCAAGGCCCCGGTTGGTCCCCGCCGTCACGCGGAAGCGGTAGCCGCCCACGTTGCGGGCCATCGTCAGGGTCGAGGTGAAGCTGTTGGTCGTGCCCGCCGATGCGGTGAAGGACGGGCCGACCGGATGCACAAAGCCCGCAGCGCCCGCACCATAAGTGCCCGCCGAGCCCGAGTTCGGCAGTTGCGCGAAGGCTTCTTCCTGCTTGTTATACCAGTAGATCGACGACACGCCCGTCACATAGTAGGCTTGACGGCCAACGTCAGTGGGAAGGTTGGGCACAAGCCCCTGCGTCTGCCCGAGGTTCAGGTTGTCGCCCACAAAGATCGTGCCCGCAGCCGACGTAACCGGGGCGGGAGTAAAGACGGGCTCCCAAATCTTGCGGTGAACCTTCTTGCGGAGATTGAGTGTCAGCGACATTTTCAGACCTGAATGTTAGCGTAGATGTGCTGCGGCAAAGACGCCGGGTGATATTGCTGAGACTGCGCCACGACCAAATGATTGCTGGTCGAAAGGGCCGGGGAGGAACCGCCACCAGTCGTTTGCGGCGTGCCACCGGCGATCTGGTTGACGTTGACTGGCGCATTGTTCTGGATAGTGACTTGGAAATCCGCCTGTGTAGAGTTCCGAACCGTGAGCGACGGCGCACCTGCCGCAGAGCCCATTTGCCACACCGAACGCAGGATTTGCGCGATGGTGTTCAGCAGTTCTTGGGTGTAGGCGTTTTCCTCCACCACCGACCGGACCAGAAGGGCGAGTTCGTTGCCGACCGGATCGGACGCCGAGCCTTGCACATCCCCCTGGTTTACACCGTCGCCGCCAAGCGAAAGCTTTAGGCGCTGAAACAGGACACCGCCGATGTCGTCAGCAGCAACCGTTGCGCCAACCCCAGGTGTATAGCCTACGTTGTCAGCCACAATTCCCCCCTTACGACAGCGTTATCGCAGCGCCCGTGAAGTCCACGGTGAAAGTCTCCGTGTTCGCCATCGTGATGCTGGAGCCATAATCCCACCACCCAACAAGCGGGTCGCCTGCAACGGTGTCGTCGTAAAGAACGACATAGCGAAACGGACCCACGCTTCCCGAGGCCGTCATGACCAAATCGGCAAGCACAAGGGTAAAGGTTCCGCCCGTCTGAGACGCGCTCGTGGTCGTGACGTTGCGCGAGGACAGGTTGGTGTAGGAAATCTGCGTGATGTCGGCCAGGACGCTATTGGTCGCGGAGGGTGCGCTATCGGTCAACGCAATGACAAATTGGTCGGAGCCAAGATTGGCCCCTTCCACCATTGTCTCGGCCCATGCGTTGAACTTGTTGTAGGTCGCCATTCTTCACCTATTGGATGCTGGGGCGCACGATTTCGACGCCAACGGCGCGTCCATCAGGGCCACGCACAAGCCGCTTGGGCGCGGTCAGGCTGCTAAGAACGCCATCAAGGCGCTCCATCGTCTGTCCGTGCATGTTCATCATGTCATTGTAGGTGGACGAAATGCCTTCCATGACTTCCTTCATGGTTTCGGCCATATCGCTTGCCGACTGCTGTTGAGCCTCAAGGAACGGCACATCGGCCCCAGGATTGGCCCCAATCCGCGCCACCATGATCTTCGTGGCCGCGTCCAGCTCGGCCTTCCAGCGGTCAAATTGCTCTTGCTGGGCCATTTCCTGAACGCGCATCTGCGCCTCAAACTCTTGCTTGCGGCGTTCCAGTTCGGCGCTCATCTGCGCCTTCATCTGCTCAACCTGTAGGTCAGCCTGCATACGCGCCTGTTGCAGTTGAGAATCGCTCTGAATCTTCATCTGCGCGGCTTGTTGGTCGGCCTGCATCTTCATTTGCGCGGCCTGCTGCTCTGCCTGCACCTTCATCATTTCGGGATCAGGTTGCGGGTTTTGAGCCGCTTGAGCCTGCTTTTGCTCAAGCTTTTGCAGCGCCGCGTCAATCGTGCCCTCAATAGGCCGGGCCTGCTTGAAGGACGACACGGCAAACCGCATGATCTGCATGAGCATGGGCGTCAGTTCAGGCACTTGCTGGCCCGCCGTCACGGCCTCACGCAGGAAGTTGCCAAACGCGCCGATGAACTCAATGCGCTCCTGCTTGACCTGCTGTTCGTCAAGCTGGACAAGGCTATCCGCCGCCACTTCGATACGGAAATTCCGTAGCGGGTTGGCGGAAATAAGCTCCAGGGCCTGCGGGATCATTTGCTGATCCTCTGGCGTCATCTGGTCCGCAGCCGCGTATTTCAGGATGGTTTCGGGCTGGAACTTGGAACTGATGATCTGCGCCTTCAGGCGGATCAGGTCCGTCGCAAACAGAGCCACGGCCTCCTGCATGGACCGCAGACGCAGCCCCGCATACTGGCCCTTGATCTGCTGCGCGGTGGCCGTCTCGCTCGCCGCCGTCTGGCCGCGAATGATGTCCGAGATACCCGTGATCTCGTAAATCTGGCTCTTGATCTGCTGTTGCGCCTGATAGCACTGGATCAGGGTCGCCGCGATGGCGTCGATGGGCAGAAGGTCAATTGTCCCCTTAAGGCCACCTTTCTCGCTAAACGCGGCCCATTTGTCGGTAGGTATAAGGGTATTGTTATCTCCCTCAGTCAGCAAACGCTGAAGCGCGGGCTGCGAGGCGTCATAGATACCGCGAACGCGAAGCGCCTTGACCAGACCGTCGATGCGGTCGGTCAGGATGTCCAGTTCGTTCGCCTGATCCTGATACAGCACAAAATCGGGGATCGGGACCAGCGAATCCGTCGTCGTGGTCGCATACAGCGGTTTGGCGCACGGGAAGAAGCCCTCAACGCCCAACGGGTCGTCGCGCTCGTCCAGCAGTTCGGGATAGGATTCGCTGAACCAATAGACCTTTTGCGTCTCGCGGTCCCACAGTTCGCAAATCTTGGCTTGATCGTTCTGCTTGCTGGATTGCCCGTATTTGGTCAGGCCCTCGGGCGAGTCATTGGTCGGAATCCGCCGGGCCAGTTCCTC